TAAGGGCGTTCGCTATTGCACCCACTGCCAGTTGCAGCTATCGCAGTAGAGACCTAGACGGCTTTACATGCACACCCGAGATAGCACCACCAATAGCTAGAATGGTTGACAGAGACTCCGGCGAGTTCGGAGTTGAGAGAGTCAACTATGGTAACGTTGAGATTGCAAGTGAAGTAGGATGGGACGCATACAAGCGTGTAGCAGACGAAATCATGACGATGCTCGATAGGACAGGATTGCTTCATGGCTACAGCTTCAACAGTTGGAGCGACATGATTAGATATGATGAAGCATTTATAGAGGAGTGGCTAGGAAGTCCACAGACCTCTTTGTACTATTCATTACAAGTTATGGGCGATGTCCAAGATAAGTCTGACGCTTATGCAGCACTTGGAGATACTGACATACAGGATTATTTGGATGGTATTCTTGATAACAAAATCGAATGTGACTGCCAACAATGAACCCTTATACAAAATTATTAGAAAGAAAAAGAACATGGACTCCCGTAAAACCCACCAAAGGGGAGGTAAGATCTGGTGCTGAAGAAACCATCAAGCGTGCTCTCGCAATACGTCATATGGAGCTACCAGTTGGAGAATTTATTTCACAAGGCTTGGACAAAGAAGTCCCGGAAGCAGCGAGGACACTTCTTGAGTCAAACGTTAAAGATGAGATCAAGCATGATCTCGCTCTGGGTTTCATTGTTGAATCCCATGGGGCTGATCCCATTGCTGAAATGGAGGCGATAAGATTAAGAGATGCATGGATACAACACCCTGACCACACTATACTCAAAGCTCTCGTTGCAGAGCGAGCTATATTTTTTGTTCTATTGCCTATGTTTCGCTTTCTTGGTGACGCTGCTCTCAGAACAGTATCAGCTGATATATCCAGAGATGAGCAAATTCACGTGGCAACAAATAGTCTCGTATGCCGTGAGCTTGGTCTTGTTCCTAGCAATTCTTTGGATAAGCTTAGGAAGGCAACTATATCTTGGGTACTACAACCCCTAAAAACTTCACCGGATAAACACTTAGACAAATCATTCTGGCTAGATGCGAGCGACCGGTTGATGTATGAAGGCAAAGCTCCACAGTTTGCCGACACAAAAGCAGCTCGCATGCCAGCGTTCTTTGAACATGCAAACACCAACCTCCCTCAATACGCTTAGTTTCCATTCAGAGAAACTAGAGAAACTTGTTGAGGATTTGGAATCCAAGTTCGCTTGGTATCCTGTCCACCCCAAGGAGGATATAGCCTCCATCATGTATCGCTCCGGACAATGGGAAGTGGTACAATATATAAAATCTATTTTGAACGAATAAAATGTGTATTAGTTTCGGTAGGCGACCTACTCCAATGGTAGGAGGTGCAGCACCTATCCAACCTAGACAGCCTGATCTAGTATCAGCTTCTAGACTACCTAGTAAAAAAGAATTATTAGACCCAGATGAGACAGCAGGCGTTGAATATGGTACATCCGCAAAGAAGGATGACACACGTGGAGCAGCTAAGAGAACAGGTACAGATGCTCTTAAAATCAACATCAACACCGGTGGTGGTGGAGAAGGTACTGGAGGACTAAATGTATAAGGCAAGGGAAAGATACTCAATGCTATCGTCAGGCAGAACACAGTTTCTGGACATGGCAGTTGAGTGCTCTGAACTTACCTTACCATATCTTGTCACTAGAGATGACAGCTCTACAGGCAAGCGACAGCTATTGCAACCCTTCCAGTCAGTTGGAGCGAAAGCTGTGGTAACACTTGCAGCAAAACTTATGCTAGCAATACTACCACCACAGACAGCTTTCTTCAAGCTACAGGTTAGGGATGACAAGCTAGGCCAAACGCTTGACCCTATGATGCGTAGCGAATTAGACTTATCATTCTCAAAGATAGAGAGATTGATTATGGATTACATAGCTGCATCAAGCGATCGAGTTGTAGTTCACCAAGCCTTGAAGCATCTAATCGTATCTGGTAATGCTCTTATATTTATGAGTAAGGATGGTCTAAAACATTATCCACTACAGAGATACGTTGTAGAAAGAGATGGCAACGGTAACGTTATAGAGATCGTTACAAAAGAAATGGTTAGTAGAAAAGTATTGGGTATATCACCCCCACCTACTGACAGCCCGAATGGGGAATATGGTGATACAGAAGACGACGCTGAGGTATACACCTGTGTTAAGATGGATGAGAGTAGCGGTAGTTGGAGATGGCATCAAGAAGTGGACGACATGATCCTAGAAGGTAGCCAGAGCACAGCACCGAAAAACGCCTCACCATGGTTAGTGCTTCGATTCAATACAGTAGACGGAGAGGACTACGGACGTGGTAGAGTAGAAGAGTTCATCGGAGATCTAAGGAGCCTCGATGGATTGTCTCAAGCTTTAGTAGAAGGTGCAAGTGTTGCAAGTAAAGTTGTATTTCTTGTGTCACCATCTGCTACAACCAAGCCCGGAACACTTGCCAAAGCTGGTAACGGAGCTATCATACAGGGTAGACCAGAAGACGTAGGAGTCGTGCAAGTCGGTAAGACGGCAGACTTTGCTACAGCTGCAAACATGGCAGCAACAATAGAGAAAAGAATACTCGAAGCTTTCTTGGTTATGAACATCAGAAACGCAGAGAGAGTTACTGCTGAAGAGGTACGCCTCACGCAGTTGGAACTAGAGAAGTCATTGGGCGGACTGTTCAGCCTACTCACAGTTGAGTTCCTAGTGCCATATCTAAACAGAACTCTGTTAATACTACAGAGATCAAACCAGATACCAAGACTACCAAAAGATGTCGTAAGACCAAAGATAGTTGCCGGTATCAACAGTCTAGGCAGAGGACAGGACAACGAATCCTTGACTAGATTTATACAAACAGTTGCAGCTACACTTGGCCCAGAAGCATTGGTAAAATATATAGACCCAAGCGAAGCTATCAAACGACTAGCAGCGGCACAAGGTATCGACGTACTCAATCTTGTACGTACAGCAGAACAGTTACAACAGCTGTCCGAGGAACGTAAGCAAGCTATGCAGCAGAAGTCGCTTCTTGACCAAGCCGGTCAGTTAGCAGGCACACCGCTGATGGATCCACAGAAGAATCCAGAGTTAGCAGATCAAGCCGCAGCTGTGCTAGGTAATTTACAACAACCACCAGAAGAGTAAATGGCAGAAACATTATCATACCAAGAACCACAGAATGTAACAAGTGTTGACAATCTGACACCAGAGGAGCAAGACTCCTTAGCTGTTGGTGAGTCAATATCTCAACAAGAAGAGCAGCTTCTAGCTGGTAAGTATAAGAACGCTCAAGAGTTAGAAAAAGCTTATGTAGAGTTACAGGCTAAACTTGGAGAAAATAAAGAAGAGACAGAGACAGCCAGTGCAGAGGAGCAGCCCGAGGATACACCAAAGATGTCCGAGGGTGCTACTCTAATCACTGACGCTAGTAAAGAGTACTTCGACAACGGTAACAAGTTGTCACCTGAGACCATGGCTAAGTTCTCATCTATGTCCAGCCAAGATCTAATCAAGGCATACATGGAGGTATCACAGAACCCAGAGTTTCAACAGGAGAGTGCTCCACCAGCTGAGATCACTACAGCTCAGATCAACCAGATCAAGAACTCAGCAGGCGGTGAGCAGAAGTATGCTCAAATAGTAAACTGGGCTAAGACCAGCTTACCACAAGACCAGATAGCAGCCTTTGATGAAGTCGTAAATACAGGCAGTGTACAGGCTATACAGCTAGCAGTGTCTGGACTCAAAGCAGAGTACGACAACGCAAACGGAGTAGAAGGTAGAATGGTAACAGGCAAAGCCCCACAAAACAGCGGTGACGTTTTCCGCAGTCAGCAAGAGTTAGTCGCAGCGATGAATGATCCTCGTTACGACAGAGATCCAGCTTACAGACAAGACGTAATACAAAAACTAGACAGATCAGACTTGGAGTTTTAACTATGCCCGGACATTACGGTGGCGGCAAAATGCCAGCCAAAAAGAAAAAGATGACAGCAGCAGAAAAGAAAAAGATGCTTGCTAAACTCAAGAAAAAGAAAAAGTAATGGCTAAGAAACCAAAGAAGCCAACCTCTGACCCACGATCACCCTATGATGTGTTCAAGCCAGAGAAAAAAGAATACTATAGACAGCTCCCAATACCGGGGCTGATCTATCCTTTAGCAAAAAACAACAAGAAGAAGAGAGACGTCTTCAAAGAAAATAACGGAAACCCAGTATAAAATTATGACACACCACAACCACGAACATCAGAAATGGCATCCAGCAGAGGAGCTTAACGGAAGACTAGCTATGATAGGCATAGTCGCAGCTCTACTCAACTATGCTTGGACAGGGCAAATTATACCCGGTATTTGGTAATGCCTAAGCCAGCTGGTAAGAAGAAATACTCTGCCGGTCAGATGAAGATTGCCAGAGTAGCACCACCCCGAGATAAGATCACAGGAGCTGACTTCAAAAAACTAAGAGGTAAGAATGGCAAAAAGAAAGGGAGTAAGCCTGTCTCTCGGAAGAGGTGAGAAGAGTCGCAAAGGCGGCCTGACAGCTAAGGGAAGAGCCAAGTACAATCGTGCCACTGGCTCTAACCTCAAAGCTCCACAGCCCGGAGGAGGGCCTAGAAAGAGGTCATTTTGTGCCCGAATGAAAGGTGTAAAAGGCCCGATGAAAAAACCAAACGGGAAGCCTACACGAAAGGCTCTCGCATTACGACGTTGGAAGTGCTGATGGCTAGAACATACAGAATGAAAGACAACGATCCTGACGATACTGAGTACAGAGATCGCAAAGGCAGTAAAGTGGCTATGGATATTACTCCAAGAAATCTAAAGAATCTCATTAAGAGATTAAAAATGGATGACTTTACTGGTGGCTCAAAGCTGGATGACATAATCAAACAGCAACGAAAGCAAAAGAAAAACATGAAAGGTAAAGCGTGATGGCAATTACTTATTCAGAAGACGGAAAAAAGAAAATCCGTAAAGGTAATAAAAAGGCTATAGCTATGAACGCTGGGCCAAGTACACCTATCAAATTTGATAAAGGTATGAAAAAATACATGCCTGATCTTGGGGTTGGTAGGTTAAATGATAAAAAGATCAGATTCAAAAACAAAATTCCAAGAGTATAATGGCACACAAGAAAGGTTCTAAATGTGGCTGCAAACATGGAGGTAAGAAACGCTGATGGGTAAATTATGTCCACGTGGTAAAGCAGCTGCCAAAAGAAAGTTCAAGGTCTACCCTTCTGCATACGCAAACGCATACGCTGTGAAGGTATGTAAGGGTCAGGTCAAATCAGGTGGTGTAAAAAGAACAGCACCCGGCTATACTAAAAAGAAAAGAAGATGAGCTTACGTAGATGGTTCCAAGAGAAATGGGTTGACACCAAAACTGGTAAGCCCTGTGGCAGACAGAAAGGTGAGAAGCGAAAAGGCTACCCAGCTTGCAGACCATCTAGACGTGTGTCATCTAAAACACCTAAGACTACAGGTGAGATGTCTAGTAGCGAAAAGGCCAAGTTCAATAGAACTAAGACAAGTAGTCGTCGTATAAACTACAACCACAAACGAAGAAAGAAATAACTTAATGTCAAATATATTCACCCTATTTCCGACTATAATTTATAAAGATTCTTTACCAGAGCATGAGGAACTAAAGAAAAAATATGTTCCAGAACTTATAGAATCATTTAAACAACACCCTTTTCAAAAAGCCCCGTGGGCAACATATTGTCACACATGGCAAGATCATGAGTTTTTTGTAGACGATCCTAATAAAATAAATCCATTAGAACATGCAATAACACCACATATACATAAGTGGTTTAAGCGTTACAAACTTTCAGCTTTTGATTACAAGATTAGCTATTGGTTTAATATACATACAAGTGATATGTATCAAGAAACACATAATCATATGACTGGGCCTGTTGTAGTTTGTGGTATTTATTATTTACAGTTAAATGAGAAAGATCGTCCTGCGATATTTGTACCACATCAAAGATATTATCAACTATATTTAAGTAACATGGGTATTACCTATGACCATAAAGATTTGGCATATAACTCTGATAGTGTCTTAGAAATTAATGAAGGTGATCTGATATTGTTTACACCAGATACTAACCATCTAGTACCTAGAGCAAAACAAAAACATGAAGATTATAGGATTTCTTTAGCATTTAATGTAGAAGTCACACGTCCGTTCATCCCTAATGGGACGCATGAATCCTAAGCATGGAACGGGGCTTAGGTATATGGAGAGTACAATGACTGTAACCTACGTATATCGTGGCATCAAGTACACAAGAGTAATCGGTTAAGGCCGTACAGGGAGGTTCAAGTCCTCCC